TACAGCTGTTGTTAAGTTTAATGGAACGGTTAAAATAAATACTATTTGACCAGCAACTGATGAGCCAACTATTACTGTTCCAGCTACACTAACCACATTACCAACTCTTATCCATTTAGCTGTTCCATTTACACCACCACCAGCGATACAGTTAGTGTTTGTTGAATATGTTGGTATATATGTTCCACTACAAATATATTGATTAGTTGTACTATTACTAATAGCTGTACTATTATGTATTGAATTACCAAATAATGTACCAGTACGAGTCATTTGGATAGTTGTGCTACCAGTTGAATTCGGAACGCCAACAGAAAGAGTTGATGCGCTTATAGTATTAGCACTAAAATTGGTGATATATCCTGAACCATTATTTAAATAACTCAACGTACTAGTAAGAGCACTAGCACTAGTTAATGTTGTTGTATAAGCACTCGCAAACGATGGTATGATAAAGTTAGCCGTACTAACAGCGTTGCTTGTTAAATCATAACTTACTGTTAATTTACCACCATTTAAACTACCAGCAGTTGGTGCGTTTATTCTAGTTGCTAGAGTAAGTGAATGGTCTGTCGCTACAGTCCCAGCATCAGCTAATTGTTGACCTAATGTTATTACATTATATGTAAGAGTTCCAGTTTCATTCTGAGAGTCAATAACAGATGTCATATTATAAGCTGGGTTACCAGTATCATGAGCCCATTTTCCAACCTGTATATTATATTCTCTCATATAACTAAGTGGATTTCCATTTGGCGTATCTAGAGAAGAGTAAACAAGTTTTACTCTACCAAAAATATTACCATTAGTTCCAGTACTACCAGTTGCTGCTATATTGAAATTAAGAATATTAAGAGTTACATCCAGCGGATTACCAGCTGGTATATCATATGTTTGAACATCTTGATATTTCCCACCAAGAGTTGGAAACAATCTAGCTGATTGATTAACTGTTCCGTTGATTGTTAAATATTCTGTTGGACTTGTTGTTCCTATTCCTACTTTACCACCAATATATGTATAACCAGATATATTCATATCTCCAGTATCTGTTATTGTATTTGTTGATATGGTTGTTGCGCTTATATTATTAGCATAAACAGTATTAGCTGTATTACCAGTTATATTATCGCCTAAAACTACTGTTGTTGTTCCACCAGCAACAGAATTAGTGCCATGAACAAAAGATGCATCCCCAGAAGCAATAGAATTTTGACCACCAGCGTGTGAATAATTTCCTTGTGCGATAGTACCACTACCTTCAGCTACAGAATAATTACCCGTTGCTTGTGGATTAGAATCATTAACAGCTTGAATACTAAAAGTACCTGTACCAGCTGTCCATAAATCTGAACCACCTAATATGTTTGTTATTGATGTTCCATTTATTGTTGAACCACTTGAAATACTTATATTATTGAAGTAAGCTGTATTGCCTGATGTGGCTGTTATATTATTACCAAAAATATATGTGTTGGTTGTGTTGGCTGATATTATATTACCGTTACCATTAATAAAACCATTTGATACTCCAGCACCTATTGTATTTCCACTACCAAATATAATTGAATTTGGGCTTCCACCGTTTATAATATTCCCAGAACCAATATTTAAACTACCTGAACTATTAGAACCAATAACATTATTAGGGCCAATAGATATACTCCCTGTTGAAAGTGTATGACCTCCACCTAAAGTTATTACTTGTATTGGACCTATACCCCACGCATGTCTAGGATTGGTATATGTTGTTGGTGTTGTTTTTTCTGTTGTTTGTATAAGTTCAACTAGACTTGGTTCGTTAGCTGTTGGCACATAAGTTATTTTATTAACAAGGAAATAACCACCCATACCATTACTAGTTAATGAATCAATAAAAATACTATCATTAAATTTGAAATTTTGAATATCATAAGGAGTTAAATAAATACTACAAGTTATAAGTTTAGAATCCTTATCTTGTATTTGTTGAAGATATTGACTCCAATATTTATTAACTAGATTATTAGCTGTTAATTGTGGTAATTGATAATATTCGAAGTTAACACTTCCCCAAGCCAAATCATTATTCATAACGCTTGGATGGTCTGTCATACCTAAATAAGGATAATCATAATGGGTATTGGTTCCATTTAATTTCCAATATTCACCATTACTAAGTGTAATAGTATTATTTGGATTCTTTTGAAGAATTCTAATATTAAAATTTGTAGCACCAAAATTGTTATTAGAATCTAATTTACCTATCTTTGGAATAACCCAATCGTTGGCTGTTGCAGCTGTAATACCAGGTGGTACAAATGCTCCTGAATCTAATACAGCAACACTTGGAGTTGGTGCAAATATACAATCAATTATTTTATCATCAGCTGCTAAGAAATCATTATCAATAACAATATAATTATCACCAAAAATATGTTGTGTTTTGCTTTGATAATCAGCATTATAGAAATCAGAATCTTGTTTATAGGTGAAAATAACTCTTTTATTTGTTGCTTCGGATAATAAAACTTCTATTACTGATTGAGATAAATCTACTTTATGGCTCCAGTCTTTAGCTACTCCAGCAGCGTTATATGTGTCTCTAGGTTCTATTATAAAATTACGTGAATTAGATGGGTCAGGCACAACATATAAATTGTGCATACTTATCAAAGAATTCAATAAATCAACCGCTTTTATATTTTGAGGTAAAAGATTATTATAATATAATAATTGATTTGGAATAGCTTGTGTTGCTACAGTATTATAAAAGAAGGTAGCATCAGTTAATAAAGTATATGTAACTGTAACACCTGTTGTTGAAGCATTAGCACCTTCTAATTCAGAAGTAATTTTAACCCAAAATGTTTCATTAGGTTGTACAGGATACCAATTACTATCATTTGGTATGTTTGCTTGGGCTGTAACGCTTACAGTATATCCTGTGTTTAATTGAGCTATGGTATAAATAGTATGTTGATAAAATGGACCAGTTAAGAATGTTGAACGGTAAAACGAAAATGTATTACCTACATTACCTAAACTAGTAACACTTCCATTACTAGTTAATTTAAAATTAGCTTGACAGGTAAATGTTTGAAATGATAAAGTATCGGCTGAATATTTATATGTTGATGTATTATATACACCAGTATTATCAAAATTACCGTTGGTTGATATATTATTAAACGCTATTGGAACATAATTTAAGAATAGATTTTGATTACCAGTATTATAAGTTGATGATAGAGTTGATGTAACAGCTGTAATAGTGTTTATACCAGCTCTAAATTCTCTATTGGTAGCAAATGAATTGGGTTGATTTAAATTAACATCTCCGTTGAATGGAATATATAAATTTTTAAAATAAGTTGATGTTAAGAAATTAGACGTATAAGTATAACCAACAGCTGAATAACTAAATATTCTATCTAAAATTGTTTTAACTTGTGTAGCTGGAAAAAATTGTTCAATTGGCATTTCTACATTTAAACTAGCAACAGTTAAATCATAACCATAATCTATCATAGGATAGAAATAAGATTGACTTGAACCAGTCCATGAATTTTCAATATTGGTTGTGTTCCATATGTGATTCAAATCTGAAAAATCTAAATCTGTTAAATACATATTACCAATAGAAGCTATAAGGTCTTCGTTAGCATCAAATATATTTACTTCATATGTAATATTCTTTTGGTCATCAACGTTAATACCTGTTAATTGTAAATTACCATTAGACATTACTGGAATACTGTCAACTAGTAATTGACAAGGTGTTTTCTTATTTGGAAGGAATTGTGAATCAGAACCTATTTCAAATAGATAATTGAATAATTTATTATTATTCTTTGTTCCTGGAACTACAAATGATTGTGAAAATGTTGCGTTTCTAGCGTTGATATCTTTAATATCAGCTATACTCATGTTAAGTGTAATTGGTTCATCACCATGTAACTCTACACTTCCAACAGCTGTACTGCCAGATAATCCTGATACTAATAACTCTATTACTTGATTTCCCATATATTAAGCTCTTGATGCATTTATTTGATAAGATGATGCTAAATCAAATGAATATTGAATCATCTTTTGATTGATTGATTTAAGTATTTCTAAACTATTTTGTTGCACAACAACTGGCCTTGAACTTCCATCTGGATTGATTATATACACCTCTGGAGACGTTACAAGCTCTTCCATCCATGCTGACTCAGTATCACTCATCCAATTAGAATTAACGCTGTATAAGTAGTTAGAATCAATATTAATGACTGTTCTCTCTCTATCTCCTACACTATAATTATAAGCTAGATTCTTCTTGTATTCATTTCTAACAATATTATTAATGGTCTTTCTTGATATCATATCGAAATTACAGTAATCAAAGCCACCTAATCTATTAATAAATTGAAGTCTAACTGTTGTATATTTTCCACATCTTTGGTCTATATTATATTGTTTAAATAATGAATTGAAATGAAATGTATTACCACTTGATGTTACAAGAATATAACTTAAATCATTATTGGTATCAATCATTTGTGTATAACCAGTAGGTCCAGTTACATAACTATATACACTATTGTTCAAATTCCAAGGTCCACTTGGTAAATGTGTTATTATTTTATTTGTTGTGCTTGCAGTATATGTATTAACATTTAATTGATATTCTGTTACAGTATTATCAGCGTGTGTTACAAATACATTAAGATATCTAACAGTTGAATTAAGACTCAAATAACTCAACGTACCTCTATCTGTTGCATTTTTAACATAAATAGGATTAGGTTGATTGGTTAAGAAACCAATCGTAGCTGGTTGTAATAATGATGGATTATCAGTATTAATGCTATAACCAGTATATTGCCAGCTAGGTATTTGATTATATTGTAATACACCGTTGAATGCTGAACTGGTCCAATCAGTTAATCCAGTATATGTTGTTATTCCACTTAATGGGCCATATTCTTCACCGAAGTCTACTGTATAATTAATATAATGGTTTAGTGATATTGTTGGTGCTGTTATGTTTTGAATGTTTTTATCATATGATAATAAGCTTTCAAGCATTCTTGCTGGGTTATATATAGCAGTATTATCATTAGGACGAGGTAATAATTTAATTGTTGACATGGCAGTTCCTGTTGCAGATGAACCAGAAAATAAATTAAACACATATTTAAAATTAGGTTGTGCTACATTATTAGAACTAACAACATAATAAATTGAGTTATATACAGGCATTATTGCTTGAGGGGTGCTTATGTAACTTATAGCCATATTAGTTTAAATTTAAATTATCGTATATATCTTCTGTTATTAATTCTAGAACCTTATCTTCAGTTTCTTTTTCTTTATCTTTTATGAATTGTTCTAAGAATTTTCCTTTATCTAAATATAAAATATATTCATTACATGTTAGTTCTAGAGAATATTTATCTAAATTTTTCTTGAATGAGAAGGATATAGACTTTTCTAATTTTCCAGTTAAAGAGTGTCCTTTTTTTTTTATAAAATCTATTAAGTCCTTCTTGAACTTATCAGCCAATTCTTTTAATCCTTTATCTAATTTATTTGTTGTCATATTTTAATACCATTTACTTGTTCCAGTATCATAAACCAATACCAATAAGCTACCAACTGCTGACGTTCCAAGAGAATCTTGTACGCTCCCGTTAGCATATGTAACCGTTGTTATAATTTGTGTGAATTTTATATAACAAGCATCATTATTATTTGGTTGGCTTGGAAGATTAACAGTAACCCCAGCAATTGTTCCAGCTGGATTAATTATGTTATAAGAATTACCAGTTAAATTAACAGTCTGTCCGTTGGTTGGTGTTGTTATATAATGATTATAATTTCCAATACCAGGTAAATTATAATATGTTGTTGCTGATAAAACACTTGTTGTTGTTGTTCCAGTTACAGTTAAATTTCCGTTGACAGTTGTGTTTGAATTAATTGATAATAATGAACTAGCAGTTGGTGTTACATATCTAATAATAACAATACCAGAACCACCCGTACCTCCAGCATTTCCATAAGCACCAACGCCACCACCACCACCACCACCACCACCTGTGTTTGCTGTTCCATTACTTCCTACACTTGCATTTCCTCCGTTACCGCCACCACCTGTTCCTCCACCACCGCCAGCAGTTTTATATCCACCGCCACCGCCACCACCAGCATATGTTGTTGCTGTAAAATTAATTGATGATGATAAGCCATTTCCACCATTAGCACCACTTTCAGCACTATTATTAGCACCGACTTGACCAGCACCGCCACCACCAGCACCACCATCATGACCACCAGAAGTACTTCCTCCATTATTGCCTTGACCAGCAGTTCCAGTACCGCCAGCCGATGTATCAAGAGCGGCTCCACCACCAGAACCTCCGTTACCACCTTTTGGTTGATTTGGTTGAGCACCACCGCCACCACCACCAATCGCAATAGCGACATATGCTAATGATGAATTATTACCACTTGTTCCACTATTACTTGCATTACTTGAAGTACCTGTTCCCCCACCACCACCAGCACCAACTGTTATTGTTATTACACTCGCAACAAGACTTGTTGAACCAGTTAGCATCCCTCCAGCTCCTCCACCACCACCACCACAACCACCATAAACTTCACAAGCACCACCACCACCACCAGCCACAACAAGATAATCTATATTCAAACCACCAGTTGGTACCGTAAATGTTGTGCTACCAGTCGTAGTAAATGTATGTATAGTGTAACCGTTAGAATAAGTTATTGCACCACCAGTTGCTGATGCACTACGTCCAACAATAGTATTATTTGATGTAATTGTATTTGCTGTTATTATATTAGTGTTAATAGTTGTTGATGATAAACCACCATTAATTGTTAAACCACTTATAGTGTTAAACAACGTACTAACTGTTCCACCTGTGCTATTAGATATGGTAAATAAGTTATTATTGTTAGTAAAACCAGTTACAAATGTATCCAACGTACCAAATCCTGTTACATTAAATGTACCACCTGTATTGTTGGTAAATGTAGCTGTACCATTTGAAAGAGTTCCACCAGTCACTCTTATATCAAGTGGTGTTGTATAACCAGTATAATATCCACTAGCAGTAAATGTACCTCCTGTATTGTTTGTAAATGTTGTAACACCAGTTGAATTGCTATATGAAGCACCCGTAACAACAATATCTGTCAACCCAACTACTGAGAAAGTACCACCTGTATTATTTGTAAATGTATAAGTGTGTAATGAGTTATTTGATGTACCACCTGTAATTCTAATATCTAAAGGTAATCCATAATATGTTTGACCAGAAATAACTGGCGCATAATAACCAGTATTAGTAATCCAATTACCATTTGCATCACTAAGTATACTTGAATCTTGCGAATTTGAAACACCACTTAATAATACAAGTCCACCACCAATAGCTGTTATATGTGTGCCTAAATAATTTAAATGAATGTTATTATCTTCAGCTTGAAGAGTTTGTGTATTGAATGTTGTTGCTGTTCCTACAATACTTACGTTACCAAGAATTTCTGCTGACCCTAATAATGTTATGTTACCGTTGATAGTAAGACCAGTTAAATTATCAATAAGAACACTTAAATTTGGTGATACATTAGCTTGTTGAACTGTAAGTATATTATTATTAAAACTTAAACCTGTTACATATTTATCATTTCCTGTTTGGAAGAATCCACCAACAGTAAATGTTCCACCAGTATTGTTTGTAAATACTGCGTTACCACTAATGTTATTAGCTGTACCACCTGTAACATATATATCATTTGCGTTGGTGTAGAAACCAGATGTTGTAAATGTGCCTCCAGTATTATTGGTAAATGTTATTACACCATTATTATAAGTTCCACCTGTTATTGTAATATCAGTTAATCCAATAACACTAAATGTACCACCAGTATTATTGGTAAATGTGTATGTGTGTAATGAATCATTTCTAGTACCACCAGTTACGAATATATCATGGTCGAAATCAGTTGGAAGATTTAAATAAGTTGTTGCTGACATTACTGTAGTTGTCACGCTAGAGAATGTAGGATTAGCAATTACATTCACACTTGGAAATTGTGGAGTACCACCAGTATATGTATTTACACCATTTTGTACTATGGTACTAGCACTACTAATAGCATAACCAATTTGAATGAATTCATCAGTCAACGATACACCACTTAAATAAATAGTATCACCTGATATAGAATTAAAATAAGCTGTGGTTCCAGTAAGTCCACCCGTAAGTACTCCACCAGTAAGTAATAGATATTGAGGGAAAGCTACATTAAAGAAACCTTCGCCTATACTAAATGTAGCACCCGATAAATCCAATCCAGGAATCGTACACGCATCCGCATCCCATTCCATTTGTAAATTAATCGTAAACTTATGACCATCCAACTCATCATCAAACTTCTCCCAATAAGATTCTATAGCTGAATCAGTATTGATTGTAATGGTATCCCATATAAGGTTCTTTTGAATAAATGTTCTTAAATCTAATGCAAATTGAAAGGTATCTGAATGAACATCATTTCTATTCTCAGCACCTTTTTGCACAAGGTCTAAGAAATATATATTGTATTTTAAATCAACGGTATGGTCATGTACTATTCCAGGTTGAGGTTCAATCCACATCAAAGGATATACTGGAGCCTTATCTACACCCAAGTCAAATAAAGGCCCATATCCAAATGAGTTAATCATATCATGTTTTGCTGCAAATTCAGCAAATACTTGTATGATGTTGTTAAGTGAGGTTGGTGTGGCGTAAACTGACATAATTAATGTTGCTTTATTTAATAAATACTAATTTCTTATTATTGTTTTTGGTTAAAAATCATCCATGGCTCTAGGCCTATTAACACACATAACATTATATAAATTAGGTGTTGATGATACTTTAGGTGTTTCTTTTATTGGTAATTCATCATTAGATTCGATTTGCGGCCTTAATGATGCGTTTGATATAACAGCATACCTTGAACCTGATTTGTTCTTTACATAGCTTTCCCATGCTATTGCGAGGCTCATTACAGCATCATCTTGAAAACCACTTGCTGCTGCATATCTAACCTTACCCGATGGTGTAAGCTCAAATATAAATCCTTGTAACTGAAGACTTAAATAATCTGATTTTATTATTCTTATTTCTTTGCCACTAAACGCTGCAATAAGATTATTTATTATTTCTTCTTTGCTTTTGTTTGTTGTTTTAAAACCTTGAATATTTGGATACTGTAATTGAAGCATCTGAAGTATGGGCAAGCCTTGATTATTCTCTTCCATTAATGCTGATATTGGCTTCCATTTATTAAGTGTCTCTAATAATCTACTTACTATTTGTGGTGATTGTAAACCAGTAAAATTATCATAAAATACTTGATTGCCAGCGTTATCTAATACGGTTATAACTGTATCATCATGTAGCATACCTATATCTATTCCAGCATGATAAACTTCACCATCAATTGGTTCTTGAAAGTTTAAAACTGATACATCATCTATATTTTTGAATACAGTTGCTGAATCAACAAACTCAGCCATATATTCTTGTTGATATACTTGTTCTGGTAAATTTTCTTTAAAGTCTTTTATTTGTTCTTTATTACAATATGGATTGTCATATGATGTGAATTTAAGGCTTTTATAATTCTTTTTATTTACATCTAATCCTTTAAGATACCATGAGTATAACCAATTCTTACCTTTAGGCGTTGACATAATAAGACCTTTCTTACCAACCGCTGTTAGCACACCCATTATATCTTCATTCATAGTGCTTTCTTTCACCCAAGCAGCCTCATCAACAATAAGATAATTAACACTTGCTCCTCTTAGATTACTACCACTTGAAGCTGATTTAAATTGAATTCTAGAACCGTTGGTCCATGTGATTTGAATTCCACCTTTGGATGATGTTTTTGATTTAATAAGCCCTGTTTCACCAGCTGCATGACATATATCTTTATATATTTTGTTTGCTTGGTCTTCAGTAGGACACACGTACCAAACAAGACAACCATCATCTTTAAGTGACCAATAACATGCTTGATTCTCGCCAGCAGTCGACTTACCTGCTTGTCTCCCTGATACAACAACGGTCCAAAAGTTAAGGCTAGTTACATCACAATAATTATGTAATAACTTCTGTTTAGCGTAGGGTTCATATAACACTATTTCTTTGGGGTTATTCTGTTTCATCTTGTCCAGGTGTAAAGTTACCCCCAAATGATAGTTTGATTGGACCTTCAATCTTTATCTCTCTCTTTTCTATATAGTTACCCGCCATTTTGTTTAGCATATCTAAAGCACCTAATAAAGCTTTTCTATCTTTGAGTGTCTTACATTCATCAATAAGGTCTTTAAGCTCAACAACAATATTATCTCTATTTATTTCATGTTTGAGTGTTAGCTTAGCTCTACGTTTATCTATCTCTTCTTTAACGTAGGGTTTATCCATAAGTCTTGAAGCACTTCTATCAGCAGTTTCAATTAGAATAGCTCTATCCTTTCCATAAACAGTTAAATATGCATGTCTAGCGTTGAATCCATTTATAAAGTATTCATCAATAAATGCTAATTGTTTTTGATTAATTTCCATTTTCTTTTATATATTTATCATATAATTCATTTAACTTATCTCTATAATATTTAATATCTTTTAGTTTGATACTCTTAAAACATTCCTTCCATTCTTCTTTATCCCACGCAACAAGATACGCTTGCATCTCATCTTGTATTACTTCTTGTATATAAGTCATATCCTTTAGATGTTGTTCAAATTTTCTATAAATATCAATAGGAATCGATAATATTATATCCTTGGCTTTTTCTTTATATTCTTTATTTTCGAACCATAGGCCATGTGCACTTTCATGCCTAAGTGTTATTTCATCACCTTCAACCATGGCTATAATATAACCATCATCTTGTATTTGTTTAGCAGCTCTCCATATTGTCAGTTCTCTTTCAGTCAAAGAAGCTGGGCCAAATTCAATCCAAAAGTCAGTTAGTTCTTTCTTAGAGTAGTTAAAACCATCCCAATATGAGAAGTAATCTATATTACCCTTGGCATCTGAATAAGCGTCTATAAACTCATCACATGTAAACACTCTACCTTTTATACCAGCAACACCTTCTTTAAACTCAGATATTCTAAAATTAGACAGTATCATTTCTTTACGAGTTGGATACTCAAGTATAAGTCTTTTGTTGTTTATATTGGTTATTTTCATTTGCTTGGTGCTGGTGTTACAGGTTTAGGTTCCACTATTGGTTGTTGAACTGGTTGAGGTGTTGGTTGTGGATTAGGTTTACAATTGCACATGTTTAGCTTTTTTAATATTTCGATTATAATATGAACATAATGGTTGAAGATTACTATAATGACATAGTTTAATTAACTCTTCCTCTGATTTAGCTGATGATAATGGCATTATATGGTCAACATCCCAACTTTTATTTGGTTCATATATACCTTCACCATAATTATCCCAATTCATCCAAGGTTCAAATTTAGACTCTAAATATATTATAAGGTCGTCAAATGAACAACCAAGTATTTCATGTGTTCTTGATTGTTTAGAATACCCATTATTTCTAAATATTGAACCTATTCTTGATGCACTATTTCTTCTTATTCTATAAACAATATCATTATTTCGTCTTTCTAAATCACGTTTATTAGTTTCGTTTTTATGAGTTTTTCTATATTCTTTCAAATATTCTTTCATATAAGCTCTTCTTTCAGGTGTTATAATTCTTTTCTTCATAGTTATCAAAAACTAATTTTCAAAGCTTCTTCTATTCTACTTATTTCTTCTTTAGCAATATCCAAGGCAGCCATTTCATATGATAGTTCAAAGCATTCAATTGACTTAGCTATTTCTAATGCTCTATTGATTGCGTTGTCTAACTCATCATCATTAACCATAACGCTACCAAATCCATCCATATCAATTGCTGATAGATTAAATGGAACAATAAATGTCTTACCATCCAATTTAAAGGCACCCTTGAAAGTAATGTTCTGTTCATATTGTTCTGGATAACTAACTGGTAAATAACCTGTCTTAACATATTGGCTCTTAAGAATAATTTCTACAACGTATGTAGACTTGTATTTAGGCTCTACAAGCTCACCATTACATCCAGCTGGTATAATCTCATTCCAATTGCTTATATTACTTATAACGCTTGATAATGGAGGGCAACCACCACGAGCACATATATCTGTAAAATATGGTATATTCTTTTCAGTATATCTTATTTCAGTTGAATAGAATCCTCTTGAGTTATAAGCTTTCATTACTGGACTAAACTTGTCGTTAACTTCTTTAATAGGTTCTGGTAATTCATTATTTGATGAAATTTTACCGATATAACCCATGTCTTTAACTTCTAATCCCCATATTTGTTTTCTTGGCATTTGGCCTAAAATGTTATATCCATCACTTCCTATTTCTGCAATTGATTCTATTGAATCTTGTATAATAAATTCTATTTGATTAGTATCACCGATGGGTCCTAATCTGAAGGTAAGTTCATCCAACCAGAATCTTGATTCAACCCAAGAAATATAGTGATATGTTTCTATTAATTGTCTCCATTTAGATATTTTAATCCATTTATCTTTCTTATTCTTTAATGCTTTCTTCAAATTTGTTATACCTTTTATTACTTGAGTTTTAGCTACTGGTAGGTCTACACGTTGTAGTAATTCTTGAAATAATGAACGTGATGATTCAAGGGTTTCAGTTTCTGTTGCACCCCAAACCATTTTACCCATGGCTCTAAGTCTATAACCCCAATCTTTGAATCCACCGTCAGGAAAAATAATAATATCAATTTCATCTAGACAAGACCAGAAGTTATCCATTCTTTCTATTTCTTTAAATCCAGTTCCTATTTGATTAAGAGCTGGAGATGGGAAAGCTGATATATTAACTGAATGATAATATGTCTTTGCGAAATAAGGTGATAGAAGCATCGCACAGTTTAAATAACTACCACCAGGTGCGTCTACTATACAGATTCGTTTATTTGATTTCATTTATTCTTGTATTTGATTTTTATTTCGTTTCTAGCTTTATTAAAGGTATTAAAGAGTGATATTACTGGTATTTTTAATTCTTTTGATAGTTTTCTCCACGATGTGTTATGTGTTATATATCTAAGGACTATCTCTTTAGAATACCAATCCAGCTTATCTATCTCTTGTTTAATAAATACTATTTTCTCTTCTTTGTTTATTTGAGCTTCTTTTATGTTTTCATCGTCAATAAATGTTAATATACTT